GGTGCTTACTGGTGGATCGGTAACGACTCTATTTGCTGGAAACAATAAGATATTCAAATTAAGCGGCACAACAGTTACTGAGTTGACCTATGGCGGTGGTGGTACAGCACCAACCATTAGCGCCAATAACTGGCAGTGCGCATCGTTAAATGGAGTAACGTATTTCTTTCAGTCCGGTCATGACCCAATAATTTATGACCCAGCGGTTAGTTCTACAACGTACCGCCGAGTAAGTGAAAAGTCTGGTTATGCCGGTACGGTGCCACTAGGGAATATTTGTATTTCTGCGTATGGTCGCTTGTGGATTGCTAACAGTACGTCAGATAAAACAACGCTAACCTTTTCTGATTTGATTGCTGGCCATATTTATACCGGCGGCTCATCAGGCACATTAAACGTCAATAACGTGTGGGCTAACGGTGCTGATGAAATAACCGGCCTAGCAGCGCACAACGGCTTTTTGTTTATCTTTGGCAAGCGGCAGATTTTGGTTTATCAAGGTGCGACAACACCTAGCACAATGTCGTTGTACGACACCGTGGTTGGTATTGGTTGCCAATACCGTGATTCGATTCAAAGCACCAACACAGATGTGGTGTTTTTGTCCAACAGCGGTGTGCGCTCAGTTCTTAGAACCATTCAGGAAAAGTCTGCGCCATTTCGTGACTTGAGTAAGAATGTTCGTAATGACTTGATGCAGTTGGTAGCAGGTGAAACACCGGCGAATATTAAAGGCGTTTATTCAGAAATAGACGCATTCTACTTATTGACGTTCCCAACGGCGGGTCAAGTTTATGTGTTTGATACGCGAAATGTTATGCAGGATGGATCATCGCGGGTAACTACGTGGAACGACATTAAACCAACGGCAATGTATGCGTTACGCAATGGCGACCTATTGATTGGTAAGAATGGTTACGTTGGTAAATACGGCGGGTATCTTGATGACACTAGCACGTATCGAATGCAGTATTACACCAATCATGCCGACTTAGGTGATGTTGCTGTTACGTCGATTGTTAAGCGCATATCCATTGTTGCTATTGGCGGTTCAGACCAAGTGGTAACGATTAAATGGGGGTACGATTTTTCTGAGAACTATTTGTCTCAGAACGTATCTGTTCCAACCCAAGGTATTTCTGAATATGGCACGGCTGAGTATGGTGCTAATGGCGTTCCTGTTGCGCAGTATGCCGGTGGTATTGTGATTCAGAATTTATTTGCTCAAGCTACTGGTTCGGGTAAAGTTTTCCAGACAGGCTATGAAGCCGAAGTGAATGGGTTTGAATTATCGATTCAAAAGATTGAAATTTTGGCCAAACGTGGCCGTATAAATTAAGGGGCGGCAATGTCTGACTATACCAAATCAACCGACTTTGCATCTAAGGACGCGCTGCCATCAGGCAACTCGGCCAAGATTGTAAAGGGTACGGAGATTGACACAGAATTTAATAATATTGCGATTGCTGTTGCGACTAAGGCTGACTTAGCCAGCCCAGGCTTTTCTGGTAGCCCAACAGCACCAACGCAAACAACTGGCGACAATACATCTAAGTTGGCCACAACAGGGTTTGTGCAAGCTGCATTAAGCGCTCTGTACCCTGTTGGCTCGATCTATACCAATGCGGCAGTTAGCACCAACCCTGCTACGTTACTTGGATTTGGTACATGGTCAGCGTTTGGCGCTGGTCGTGTCATGGTTGGTCTTGATGCTGGCAATGCAGCGTTCGATACAGCGCAAGAAACTGGTGGCTCTGCTGATGCGATTGTCGTTAGCCATAGTCACACGGCAACATCAAGCGTTAGCGACCCTGGCCACAACCACACAATAGGATTTCAAAATCACACAATTGACCAAAACTCCGGATCAGCAGCTCTTGCTAAACAAGGCACATCAAACACAAGCACCGCAAGCACAGGCATTAGTGTTAGCACTAGCATTAGTACAACAGGCTCAAGCGGAACAAACGCTAACTTGCCGCCGTACATCGTTGTTTATATGTGGCGCAGAACGGCATGAGTGCAGTATTGGAAAATGTTGGCGGTGAGATTACTCACCACTTTTCAGATGGCTTGTATGCCAAGGAAGCATTCGTTCCTGCTGGCACGGCCATCATGAAACACACGCACAACTTTAGCCATCTATCTATTTTGGCCAAAGGTCGTGTTGCAGTAATGAAGGGCGACGTCATTGAAATTATTGACGCGCCAGCGTGTATAAATATTGAAGCAAACGTAGTTCATGGCATTAAGGCCATGAGCGATTGTGTCTGGTTTTGTATCCATTCGACGGATGAAAAAGACCCGTCTAAAGTGGATGAGATTTTAATTAGAGGGGAATAGTATGCCAATTGTTGCCGCAGGGGTAATGGGTGGGTTGAATTTGGTTGGCGGCATGATGGCTGCTGACTCTGCTAAAGATGCCGCACGAACATCAGCAAAAGCACAAATAGAAGCAGCACGAATTGCCGCCGAAGAAGCTCGCTTTAGGCCAGTTGGCGTTACGACGCGCTTTGGTACAAGCCAATTTGGTACAGATGCTAGTGGCCGAGTAAGTAGCGCTGGGTATACGCTATCGCCAGAACTAAAAGCCTATCAAGATCGTTTGATGGCGTTAAGCGGTCAAGGATTGACGCAAGCCGAAGCAGCTCAAGGAATGTATCAGCCGCTAACTGGTGCAGCAACTGGCCTGTTTAATTTGGGTCAACAATACTTAGCGCAGTCGCCTGAAGCAGTTGCCGCTCAGTATATGCAAAGCCAGCAAGACTTGTTAGCGCCAAGTCGTGAGCGTCAATATGCTCAACTGCAAAATCAGTTGTTTAATACTGGCCGCGGTGGTTTGTCTGTTGGCGCAACAGGTATTCGCCCAGGCGGCGGTGCTGGCCTTGCCGCTAGTAATCCTGAATTAGAGGCGTACTACAACGCATTGGCTCAACAAGACGCTGCATTAGCTTCCCAAGCACAACAAGCAGGTCAACAACAGGTAGCTTTTGGGACAGGTTTGTTTGGCCAAGGTGCTGGATTGTTGGGTCAGTATCAAGCCGGTCAAGTAGGCGCTTTAAATCCATTTAGCACTTATATTGGCGGCGCAAGTACATTGGAAAGTTTAGGTCAGCAACCGTTAGAGTTGGGCGCTAATATTGGCGGTAGAAATGTTAATACAACAGGCGCAAATGCTTTGTTGGAGGGTGGAATTAACGCCGCAAGAACTATGCAGCAAGCTAATGCCTACAACCCATATAGCGCAGCGATACAAGGTTTTGCAAGTAATCCTTATGTTCAACAAGGCGCACGCAGCTTGTTTGGTGGAGGAAGTTCACCAACTGGTTCATATGATTTTTCATCAGTTCAGCCATCAAGAACATACGCTCCATCCCCAATGACTTCACCAGATATGTACCGTCGCAGCGCGTTTGATTATTACCCTGGCGGCGATTACGCTGGTGCAATATAAAACATAAAGGACAATAATCATGGCAAGCGAAATCTTAGGTCTGTTTACATCGCCGGAGCAATACCGAGCGATGCAAGATCAGCAAACACAAAGGGAAGCGATTCAATACGCTGGTCTTACGCCGTTTCAACGTGCTGACGTTAGTTTATATAGTGGTGGCAAACAACTTGGCCAAGCTGTTGGCAGTTTGTTTGGTATGGAAGACCCACAACTGCGCAAAATATCAATGCGTCAGCAAATGCTGACCGGTGCTGGTGGTAATCCACGTATCAATTTGAATGACCCAGGCTCTATGCTTCGTGCGGCTAATTTAGCGCAGGAGCAAGGCGATCCAGAGTTTGCTCAGTATCTTATTGGTGCAGCCAACGATCTAGCCAAGAACATAGCTGATATGCGTTCAAAGTCAGCCACCGCTGCCAAAACTGAATTGAGCATTGCTCAAGAGGAAAAGTTGCGCGAAGAACTTGGCAACCTTGGCCCAACGCCAACTAATGAGCAAGTGTTAGCGGTTGTGTCTAAATATGGTTCACCTGAGAAAATAATGGGTGTTTTGCAAGCTACTCAGACGGCGCAAGCTAATAGAGAAGCGCGCAAAGAAGAAAAGCAATTAATGCTTGATCAACGCACACAAGAATTAGCGGATAAGGCGGCTCAAAGAGAAAGAGAATTGGAAGTTGCTCACGCAAGAAGATTGGAAGAATTAAGGCAAAGAGGCGCTGATGCAAAAGATTTACAAGCACAAAGATCGGCAGATAAGAGAGAGCTAGAAGCTCAGAGATTGGCAGACAAAAAAGAGGCAAGAGATTTAGCGGCGGCAAACAAACCATTACCCGCTGGCATTCAAAAAGCTGAAGACGCTGATTATGATGCGGCTCAAGCAGCGATTAATCTGGCCACTGATGCTGATAAATATTTGACTAGCATCAAATCCGGCAATATTAAGTTTGGTTTAAAAGACAGAATAAGCATTACAGCTCGCAGCGCACTTGGTTCAGGCGATCCAGATGTGGTAGCACGTAATGACTTTGAACGCTTTAAGACAACGCTAGTCAATGAATCATTGCGCTTAAATAAAGGTACTCAAACTGAAGGCGATGCAGCTAGAGCAGCCAAAGAATTGCAAGGTGCTGAATCTGCTGCTGATGCAGGAAAAGCGATTCAGACATTGCGCGATTTAAATGCTCGCCGTGCTGCTGATTATAAGAATACTATTGAGCGCCGTCGTGCTAACGCTAAGTTACCGATGCCTGAGATGATATTTGAGTCACCTAAGTTTGAGCCGCACGTATTCACCAATGCCGACTATGCAGCATTGCCAAAGGGTACGGTATTTATTGATGACAAGGGCGTTAGAAGGAGAAAACCATAATGGCTAAAAACGCATGGGAAGACGCTCCGGTTGTTCAGGAAGAAGCGCCACAAGTATCTACGTCAGTCTTTCAACCTTCCGTTCCCTATTCTGGTGCGGCAGAGGCTGGTCGTGCTGTAGCGCAAGGCGCTTCATTTGGCTTTGCTGACGAGATAGAGGCGGCTTTTCGTACAGGTCGAATTAGCGGCCCTCAATACGAAAAACTAAGAAATGAACTACGCGCCCAGCAAGGTCAGTTCGGCCAAGATTATCCGAACGTCAAAACACCATTGGAATTGGCTGGTGGTTTGATTGTGCCATTTGGTAGCTTACAGGCTGCAAACCGTTTAAAAACTGGCACACAAGCAATGTTAGCTGGTGAGAGATTAGGCGGCCAAATAGCGCGTGGTACTGCTGTAGGAGCCGCTACAGGCGCTTTATCTGGCGCTGGCTATGCAACCAAGGACACCGGCGAAGAAGCTGTCAAAGGCTCTATTTTTGGCGGTGCGTTAGGCGGTACAGTTCCTGTTGCTCTTAAAGGCGCTGGAGGTGTTATTCGCAATGTCCTAAATGCTTCGGGGATTGGCGATCAACAAGTTGCATCGTCCAAGATTCTGGCTAACTATCTGCAAAAAGACAATTTAACACCTAACGAAGCAATGTCCGCATTGGATGAGCTGCGCCGCATTGGCGTACCTAATGCCACCATAGCTGATCTTGGTGAGAATCTCCGTGGCCTAGCATACAGTGCTTATGCCGTTCCATCTAAGGCCAAGACAGGCACTCAGAATTTCTTAGAGAGTCGTTTAATTGACCAGAAAAACGACGTTGTTACGGCATTGGCTAACAAAGCTGGTTTAGATGTAAATGCTAATGGCTACGAAAGATTAAATAGTTTAATTGAAGATCAAGCATTAAAGGCAAAAACAGCTTATCCAGCGGCTTATAGCAAAGACGTTTACGCTAAAGATTTTCGCAAATACATGGATCGTGATCTATTTAAAAATGCGTACAAAGAAGCAGTTAAACGTGCTGATGCGCGTGGCGAAACTTTGCCACCATTGGATGCGTTATTAAGCGACCGCCGTGTTCCAACGGATGTTATGCACCAACTTAAAATTGGCCTTGATCGCATTGTTGAAAAAGAAACCGACGCAATTACTGGAAAAGTTACTGGATACGGTAACGATGTTTCAAAAGCAAGAAAAGAATTTAACGATTTGCTAAAAACAAAAAATGATGCCTATCGCAAAGCCAATCTTGAATATGCTGATTCAGAAAAAATTCAAGACGCATTTCAAATGGGTCAAAAGTATCAAAAGTTAGACCCTAAAGAAGCTGCCGCAAAGATTAAAGCATTTAACCCTGCTGAAAAAGAATCCTTCCGCATGGGTATGATGGCCGATATTAATAACCGTGCTGGCGATTTTAAAGGTGGTGACTTTACTCGCCAAGTATTTAAAAGCGACAATCAAAAGGGATTAGTTAGATTAGCTTTTGAAGATCAAAGCAAATACAACGAATTCTCTCAGTTCATCAAAGCAATTGATGAGCAAGGCAAAACTGCCAAAAAAGTTATTGGTGGCTCACCAACTGCCGAGCGCTTGGCTACTCAACAAAACGCTGGTGAGATTGCGCAAATTGCTCAGAATGCTGCGCGTGGTGATTTGCTTGGTACAACTAGAGCGTTGGCCAGTACGTTGTTTTCTAGAGCAAAAGGCATCAGCTCTGAGTCATCCGAAGCATTGCAAAAGCGTTTATTTACGTCTAACCCTGATGAGCAACGCGCCATTTTGCAAGAATTACAGACAAGAACTCAGCGCCGACCAGTTGGCCTTTTGTCTGGTGCGGCTGCGACAGGTACGGCTACAGGAATATTAGGCGACTAAATGCCATTTGCGCTGATCGCAGCGGCAAATACTGCCATTGCGGCGGCAAAAGCCGGATGCAAACTTTACAAAGACATCAAGAATGCAGCCGGTGATGTAAGAGAAGTATTGGATGATCTGAAATCGCAATTCAGCAAGATTCAGAATCCAACGAATGAACAAAAGATTCAGTTCAATGAAGAAGTACAGAAGGTTCAGAAGATAGCGAAGACTGACCCGAATGATGCGCTTGGCGACATAGGCGAACATTTGGGTAAGTTCTTAGACGCATTTGATATGATTGAAAAACTTTTTTTGCAGGAAGAACGTGATTCAAAAAAAGTATACAAGGGCGAAGAATCTATCGGTCGGCGAGCGTTGCGGCGCGTGTTGATACGAAGTCGATTGAACTCCATGTACGCCGATATACGCACCGAAATGACGTATAACGCACCGGCTGAGTTGGGCGACTTATATACCCGCTTTGAAAAAATGTGGGGTCAGATTCAGGAAGAGCAGCGCATAGCCAATGCGGAAGAGTTAAGAGCAATACATTTAGCCGCAGCGAAACGAAGGCGAGCTATTAGAAAGATCAAGGAAAATGCGACATGGTTTGGCGCGGTTCTGTTCGTGACCCTATGGTTAATAAGCCTCCTACTACTGATAAGGATGAGCAAGACAATATCCCTTGGGTACTATTGATTTGTCTAATTTCGATGGTGTTGACACTTGCCATTGCATTGCCGTTAGTTGGTTTAGCAATTATGGACGCAAACAACGCAACGAATGCGGCCATTATTGAAGTTGATAGAATGCGCAGGATACGCAAATTATTGATGCGTGAACTAGAGGAAAAAAATGCTGACACTCAACCAACTGAAGCAACTACTACCAAGGAATAAATATGTCGAACATTGGCATAATGCTTTGCATCAACTGCTTCCTGACTATGACATTAATACCGCTCATCGTATTGCTGCTTTTGTAGCGCAATGCAGTCATGAGTCTGGTGGCTTTACAACGCTAAAAGAAAATCTGAATTACAAGCCACAATCCCTTCGCAGACTTTTTAATAAGTATTTTCCAGATGACGCTATCGCTAACCAGTATTGTGCGCGCCCTAATAAGCAAGAGGCTATCGCAAACCGTATTTATGCTAACCGTATGGGCAATGGTGATGAGTCTAGCGGTGATGGCTACCGTTATTGTGGCCGTGGTCTTATCCAACTTACTGGTCGGTCAAACTATCAATCCTTTGCAGATTCTATTGAGGTGGATGGTCGCCCACTAAAGATCGACGAAGTGCCAGAATACCTTGCTTGCTTCGAAGGAGCGGCGCAGAGCGCTTGCTGGTTTTGGGAGGTAAATGGATTGAATCAATGGGCAGATAAATCTGACCTAGTTACATTAACTAAGCGAATTAATGGGGGCTTAATTGGGATCGAAGATCGCAAGAAACATTATGAGCATGCTTTGCATGTCCTTGGTGCTTAGTGCTTGCCAAGACCGTTTTAGGTATCCTTGCCAAGACCCTAAAAATTGGGAGACGGCAGATTGCAAAGCGCCGATCTGCACAGCGACTGGCACTTGTCCTAGCGATGTCACGCAACCAGAAAAGGTGAAGCCATGAACGAAGATAGTTTGAACGCATGGTTGAAATTCATAATTGGCATTTGCTTTTGTATGATCCTAATGATGATGGCATCGCTGTCGATGTATAGCGTCGTCTTCACCGTACAACCGATGTCGGGCATGGCTCCAGCGGACAAGCAGTTTTTTCTACTGCTTTCCGATATGTCCAAATACATATTGGGCGCACTGGCCACGTTAATTGCGGTGAAAGGCAAAGATCAATTCGTGCCACCAGGCTTGTCAACGGCCAAGGAACGTGAAGAGGCGATGAAGCCGCAAACTCCACCAGCGCCTATGACGCCAGCCAAACGTGTAGAGCCAACGATTGAGCCAGTAGCAGCGGCTGCGCCTGTCGTTCTAGGATTTAATGGCAAGCCTGCCCCACCACCCGCAGCACAACCGGAGATCGAATGATGAAATCACTTATTGCACTTATTGCGTTTGTTCCACTTATTGCGTTTGCCGGTGGCGAGATGAAAAAAGTTTGCCACGATGAAAAGGGTAAGCAGGTTTGCAAAACCATCAAGGTGCATAAAAAATTAGAGGGCACGAAAGTACCGCCTAAATGAATCCGTATTTCATCGCTGGCAGCGTCTTGGCCGTAGTGTTCGCCTATGGCGCTGGCCATTGGCAAGGCGACGATGCTGGCCAAGCTAAAGTCCAAGCGCAATGGGACAAGGAAAAAGCCAAACAAATGGCCGAGTACGCTGAGAATATGCGCTTGGCCAGAGAGAAAGAGCAAGCGCTTCAACAGGGCGCAAATAATTTACGCGAGGAAAAAGACCGTGAAATCCGCAATATTAATGCTCGCTCTATTGCCTTGGCTAACAGCCTGCGCAACCGGCCAGAGCGCCCCGCCGAGGGCAGTACCGTGTCCAGTACCGCCAGCGCTTGTAGTGCAGCCACCGGAGCGCAACTGGCAAAAGGAGATGCAGAATTTCTTGCAGGGTACAGTGCCGACGCAGCCAGCCTCAAAGCAGCCTTAGACCAGTGCGTCAAGCAGTACGAATCGCTTCGCCATTAATAATACGACGGCCGCGGCGCGCAAGTAACATCGACAACAACGTCGGATGTGCGCCCTGAAATCTTTCGCTTGGCCAGTATCATCACGGCTCTGGTGCGATTAGATTCACAATCTTGAATAGCCATAATGACCTCATTGCGGCTCATAGCTTGAACTTCTTTTTCTACTGTCAACGATGTGTTTGGCATATCGAATGTTGAACAGCCAGTTAGAAAAAGTAATGGCAATAGTTTTTTCATGATTTCTCTCTTTTTTAGTGGTTAATTATTTTTTCAATACCTTGCGCACAACGCATACGAAACTCAGCCCATTTTTTCATAAACTTTGGGTCTTCTGATGGTGGTAGCCAGTTGTAATTAGCACGCCAACGAATCGTTACATCGGTGGTTGATGGCGTGTAAATGTAATGGTCGCCCATGCTCATGTTGTTATGCTTCTTCATCTTGCCTCCTGTCTTCATTTTTCCTGCGGGTAGTAACCTCTTTCTTTTTCATTAACGCAACCTCCGATTTAGTATAAATAGGTTTTGGCTCGGGTGGTGGTAACAACGCCAGCCAAACTTCGCCGGTATAGGCAGAAAAACCGCATTTGTGGCATTTACGCAACCGTCTAACACCACCTAATTGTTTCTGAGTCCACGTTACATTCGTCTTTCCACCACAGTCTTTACAGTTCATTATCATCCATCATCAAATATGCAATTAATCCAGCCACACCAACAGTAATGCCAGCACCTATTAACATCGCTCCAATGGCTGCAATGGCAATCATTTTTTCCCCTTCCATTGAATCATTTCAACAGATTTCAATTCATTACTCCCTGCATCAAACACCAACGACATATTTGGAAATCGTGCGCCGACATCAATAAACAATTCACCGTTCAAAACGTGCGCGTTTAATTCAATCGTGTAGTCAGGTTTAATGCGCAAACGGTATTCCGTTTCTTCATTCCATGTTGGATTGGGTGATTCTTCCCATGCTTGATGGCGCTTTGAGAATTTCTGAATCTTCGCGCCTTCAGCCCATGCTTTAATTAATTTTGCGTGTTTGTGTTCAGTCATTTTTTGTCTCCTTTAAATACATCATCATTTCAGCATTAAGTTTTGCTTGCGCCCATTTTTGTGGGCCTGATAACTGCATTAGCGCCAGCGAGAATTGCACAAAATTCTGTAGCTTTTCTAGCTCTTCTTCATCAACTTCACCAGCTTTAATACTTTTAAACACTTGCGCAATACCTATCCTGTTACCGTTAATAATTGCTTCCCAATCGAAGTTAATCTTTTTTGGCTTGGGCATGCTTATCTTTCAATGCTTTAGGTATCTTTGGTTTTGGACACCAGCCAATGCAATCATCAGACCAAACACCGATTACGCAAACGCCGCCAGGGTTTAATAACAGCATGCTAGTTCCTCGCGGTGGTGGATCAACGTCTGGATCACGAAAGTACAGTTGATCTGTTGTGGATTGTTGGAACTTATCCATCACGCCGCCTTACGATACAACTTTGCCATCAGCGTTTTAACGTCAACAGCTTTCCCCGACCGGTTCATGTAAATGCTTTCGGTTTTGCGCTCAAAACATGGCTGGCAAATCCATCGGCCACTTGATTTAGTTTTGCGATAAACACCACCAGCTAATTCGCGGGTGCTTTGGCAACTGGTGCAGAATTTAGTGGTCATAGTTTTTTACCATTCGCAATCAATTCATTATCATTTACGCCAATATAAGAACCATCATCAAAATCTAAATAAAAATAATCTGGCGCAGTTGGACGTTGCCTTATCACGTTAAAAACTCTTGCAGGGTCGCCATCAAACATAACCCTGTCGCCTGGCTTTAGTTCATCAATCCAGCTTGTCATGATTGCTCCTTGCCCGTATAGCTCCCGCAATCTTGTTACCGCATTCTGTATGTCGTGGCACTACAGCTTCGGCGGCTTTCGCGCATTCCTCGCGTTCTACCCAAATCAAATTCTGAAACTTTTGCAGTTTGTTCATGATGTCAGGCGTAAAGTCAAACCCTGCTTCTTCTATCATGCGCAATAATTTATGTTCAGTCATTTCTCCCCCCTAAATTTTATTATTTGCTCTTTCGCTTCTTCTGCTCCTTTGCACACCAGCACCGTGTCGCCAATGCCTCGCAAGTATGTGTGCCAATCTTTTTGTGGTGGGCTAATCGTTCCACCCTTGATACGTTTCATTTCAACCCACAACCGCCATGCTGGTGCGTATAAGTCTGGAACGCCTGGGCTAACGCCTTCAACCTTTAATCGAGCAGCCACCCCAAGGGTGCGTTTCTCGCCATTGGGTATCGCAAAAATTCGCACTTCCGTGTATGTCTGGCGAAACCATTTAACGACTTCGCGTTGTTCTTCATGCTCGGTTGGGATTCGTTCAGTCATTCCATTTCCTTGATAAGACGCGATAAAACTTGCCTTCTTTTTTGTATGCAATGGTGGTCGGTGGTTTGCCATGATTCATATACGTAGCAATCTGGTCTAGCTTAGTCACGCCAACCGCAAACAATTCACGACTACCGACACCCGACGCATTGGCCATCTTGGCTAACTCTCTGACCGCTTTGTCGCCAGCATAACCATCGTGGCGAAGTGGCAGGTACTCGGTAATCGATGGGTCGGATAGATTCTTTGAATAATAGCTGACGGCCAGCATTTCTTTGCCACTGGTGTTACTGATGTGCTTGCGCCAATTCCAGCCAGTAATAATCATATCCTTGGCATCCATGCCCATGATGTCGTCGTGGCGCAACGTCAATGGCTTTGGTACAGATGGCGGGAATTCATGGCCACACGATGGGCACACCTTGATGGATATGGCGCAAAGTTCATGGCACTCGGTGCAAAGTTTGACAGGCATTTCACCGTTCCCTGTCCCTGCTTTGTTGGGCGGCTGCACGTTGGTGATCGGGCCATGCGTTTCAACCACTCCCGCAAAATCCAACACCAAGCAATGGTCGATGTGGTCTTTGATTCGCATTCCACGACCCGCCATTTGTACGTACAGGCTGGCGCTCATAGTCGGGCGCAGCATGGCGATTAGATCAATATTAGGAGCATCAAAACCAGTCGTTAAGACATTGGCATTGGTAAGCGCTTTTATTTTCCTTGTTTTAAATTCATGGATGATTCGTTCGCGATCTGTCTTTGATGTCTCGCCAGTTATACAGGCCGACTTAATTCCTTGATCGCGCAACTCGATGGATACGTTTTTCGCGTGGTTGATACCGGCACAAAAGAATAGCCACGATTGTCTATCGCCAGCCAAACGAATCACTTCAGCCACAACGCTTTCATTATTCTTCCTTGTATCAACGGCTTTCTGTAATTCGGATTCAATAAACTCGCCGCCGCGTTTTTTAACATCGCTCGTGTCTAACTTGGTCGTGGTGGTCTTTGACCGCAGCGTGGCCAGATGCCTTTTGTAGATCAACTCCTCGATGCTTACTGGCTCAATCAGATCGTCGAAGATAGCTGGCTTGTCGGTGATAAGACCATGACCCAAGCGGTACGGCGTGGCTGTTAAGCCGATTACGCGCAACTCTGGATTGATGACCTTTAATTCATCCAACAACGTGCGATAGCCACCTTCGTTTTTGTGGCTAATCAAATGGCATTCATCCACAATCACCAAATCAATATGGCCAAGCGCCGCAGATTTAGTGCGCACCGATTGAATGCCAGCAAAAGTTATCGGCTCGCCTAAATCACGCTTACCAATACCTGCTGAGTAAATGCCCAAGGGCGCACCCAGCCAATGCTGTCTCATCTTCTCGGCATTTTGCTCGATCAATTCTTTAACGTGCGTCAGCATCAGAATTTTTGTCTCTGGCCATTTCTGCACGGCATCCTTACAAAGCGCGGCAACGATGTGGCTCTTACCCGAGCCTGTTGGCAGCACTAAGCACGGATTGCCTTTATTCTTGCCAAACCACTCATAGAGCTGGTTGATGGTTCGTTGTTGGTAGTCGCGGAGCATTATCCAACCACCCGCGCATTAAACTCACGACGAAACTCTGTTGCAAACTCGTCAGGGTTGGCGCATACCGCCGGATTGGCCAGTATTTCCTTTGAGCCAAAGACATTGGTATCAGGTTCGCCGTTAATCACATCCTTGCCATTGATTACATAAATGGCTTGCCATTCGTTGTCGCTTTCCTTGCGCTGATATGGCACCAGATCGGGATGCAGTACGTGCGAATCGCAACCCTCGCGCTGCCACTCTGTCGGAATATCGTCAGCATCATGGCGCTCACACCGCCACGTTGAATTCTCTAGCGCCGTACTGTTAGCGCACGTTCTGCAATTGGCGTGTTTGGTAATCTTGGACTCAAAACAAAAGTCGTGCGCAGGACACCAGCGGCATTGATACCACGTTGGGTCGGCTGATAATGGTTCTGGCATACGATCAGACAAAGCAATGCGCTTGCCTCGCGCTATGGCCTTCTCAGCAACGTCTTTATCAAACTTCACTCGCTCAGTGTAGATGCGGTCATCATCCTTGCAAACGGCCACGTACAACGCTCGATCAATCTCAGTACCAGCCATGTAAGTCTGCATTTGGATAAAATGCTCTGGCTTAGATTCTTCGACACCCTTCTTTTCCACATCGTTAAACGACTTTAAGCTATGGGTTTTAAATTCGGCTACGTGTTCGGTCTTCGGTGCGCCTGGCACACCTGATTTGATTACACCGTCTAAGCTACCGGATACGTGCGAGCCAAAGGTAACTCTGGATTGGTTGCCGGTCGTGCGTTGGATGTCAATACCAATGGCACGAAGGTCGCTAACGATTTGCGCTTCCTCAAGATTGCCTCGGCGAAACATTCGCAAAACACGACCGTCAAAGGTTTGTTGGACTGCCCAACGAAACGACAGCCATAACCAACGGTCGCAAGCGTGACCCAGCGTTGATGCGCCCAAGTGTGGCCGTGGCGGCTCCTGACGGCTTTCGTGGTGCTTGTCAATCAGGTTGGTGATGCTGTATTCTGGCTCTGGAATTTTCATGATTCCGATTCTCCTTCGTGTGGACTAGTTGGGCAGGGGTCAAACCCTGCCCTTTTTTTGCTTACTTCTTCTGCCAAGGTGGCGCAGCCTTACCGGTTGCCGCAGCCTTTGCTACTGGTGCGGGTGGCGTTGAGCCAGCAATGGCTTTAAAGCCTTTGACTTCGTTCTGGTCGCCGTACTGCTCGCTTGAACGAATATCCACCTTGATCGACAGTTGGCCACCAATCAGCTCATCTGTGTCGGCAACCTTGGCTATACCAATAGCGCGCATGACTTCGCCTAATTGCTGGCGACCAATTTCCTCGGCCTTTGGGTTAGGGTTACGAATGTTCAAGTTGCCAAAGACAATTCTGCCCTGATGGCTCGGGCCAATGATGTCGTAGCGAATCGCAATGTACTGGCCAGTTCCTGCCTTGGTGTTTTTCAACTCCGCAGCCGTGATGCTGGCCGTGTACCAACCCGCTGGCAGCGGCTCGTAGGATTTGTCGCTAACTGGCATTGCATCTGCTTCAAAGGTTTGGTCTAAAAAAGCCATTATTCTTCTCCGATCATGGTGATAGTAAATGTTGGTCTGCCTGGCGTTGTGGTAATAGCGCCGAGCAAAGGTTTAGTAATACTTTCATCTGCTGCTTTCCAAGCTGCCGAAGCAATCTCAGGTTTCCAACGAAACAAACTACTTAAATGCGCCTCAAGTCCGTTTGCAGCCGCCAGTTCCTGTAACTTGTCGGCGTTGATCTTGCGGTTCATACGGCCTTCGATCTTGACGACGTACTGGCCGACCTCGCGGTTTTGGGTGCCTTCAAATGATTCAGCCACCTTGAAATGCTTAGTCAGCTTGTCTTCAATCTCACGACGGTAGGACGTTGCTGCTGCTTCTTCCATTTTGGCAATCGTCCATTCCTTGGTTAGCGTTTCGACTTCGTTCATAGAATCCACTCCACGATGGTTTCAGCAAAGATGGCCAGAGTCATGACTATCGCAATATTGATATTCATTTCTTCGCTCCGATCTTATTAATGATTACCGTCAAGTCAGGCGCTTCCCACGATTCGAGCTTGCCAGAACGATCCTTGGCTAACCATAGGCCATCGCTATCGCACATTAAAGCGCGTTGGGCAAAGCCGTCGGCATCCTTTTCAACTCTAAGCGCCAGCACTTCGTCAAAGAAATACGGCAAGGATTGGCCGGTCTTGTTGCCTGGCATCGAAGGTGCGTACAAAATGCGCCCCATTTCATCCTGCGTTTTCTCCAGCTTGGCCGTCATCAAAACGTGCTTGGCCGGTAAGTCGCGGAATGCTCGGATAATGTCGGCCATCTGTTCCTGCATGGAACCGTAGGCTGCCCTTGGATCTTTATTGATTTTTTTCTCATAGTTCAAACAGACTTCAGCGATCTCCGAAATGCTGTCAATGGCTACCGATTCAAACTGCGCAGCCTCGGCAGATTCAGATAGCCATTTGTAAGCCTCTTGAAGCTCTGCCATCGTGGTGATTTCGATGTAAGGCAGTTCGGCATCCTGAATTGATAGGAGGCCGCCCTCGGCGCTCAAAACGATTGGGGTGGGCAGCGTTGGGATTAGGCTGGTTTTGCCAGCACCGGCTGCACCGTAGACCAACAACTTGACACCGTTGCCAGCTAGGTTGCCGGTGCTTTTTAGATTAATGGCCACGGCTTACCTCCGCATAGGTCAAGTCGGTTGCGTCGTTCTCAGCGGCAGCCCAAAGATGCGCCCAATCTTGGGCAGTCTTGCCGCTTCCCACGGCTTTCACGTTGCAGTTATGCGCCACCAGCACGGCGTCAACGTCATCTAAGTCGATGTCGTGTTCGGCGTAAATGGCTTTCGCGTCTGTTGAAATCATCATGTTCCTTCTCCTAAATGTCGCCGGTCAGGGTATCTGGTTGGCGATTGCTTGCAAGATTACCGAATACAAAGTAGGATGTCAACAGTTTGATGTAAAAAAGTGACAGGGGAATATAAATGCTAACTTTAGAGCAAATTAGGAATAAATTACAGGATCGCCGACTTGGCTTGATTGTTAAGGCCACCGGCCTTCACTACAACACCTTGCGCGATGTTCGGGACAATTCTGAGGCTAATCCCACCTATAAAGTTGTTAAATTGCTAAATGATTATTTCTCAGGGACATTAAGTAATGGCTGACCTATCCAATATATTTGGCGGCCCTTGGTCACCACCACCAGAAAAAATACTTACTTCGCCAGAGCAGCAATTGATTGATGCGATGGTGGCAATTGGCTTGGAGCCGCCAGATCAAATACGGATGGACGGCAAAATCCACCGTTTTAAGTCTGGCACCAAAGGCTCCGGCAACCACGGCGATAAGCCAGGCTGGTATTTGATCTTTGGCGACGGCATCCCTGCCGGTCGGTTTGGTTGCTGGCGCATGGGCATCGAGCAGACCTTTCGCGCTGACGTTGGCCGTAAATTGTCCGACTCTGAGGAAATGACCTTTGTTCGGCGCTTGACTGAGGCTAAAACCCTGCGCGACGCTGAAATTCAGCGCAAGCACGAAGTCGCCGCCGACACCGTTGAAAAAATATGGGTTGGTGGTGGCTTGGCCTCGCCAGATCATCCGTATTTGCAACGCAAGGGCATCAAGCCGCACGGCTCGCGCATTACCGGCGACGGCAGGTTGATGGTTCCTTTGTATGGCACCGACGGCGTCTTATCGAGCATTCAGTACATTGATGGCGATGGGAATAAGCTATATCACCCTGGCGGCCAGACCGGCGGCAAATACCTGATGATTGGCACGATGGACGAGCCTGGCGTTTTGTATTTGGCCGAAGGATTCGCCACCGCTGCAACGATTCACGAAACAACGAACCGACCTTGCGTCGTGGCGTATTCGGCTTCCAACCTTGTGCCTGTTACCGGCATCCTGCGCGACACTTACGGCGTTCAGCAAAGCATCGTGATTGTGGCTGACAACGACGCCTCTGGCGTTGGCCAGCGCTACGCCGAGCAATCCTGCGCCAAGTTCGGCGCTGAAATGATCCTGCCGCCCATCCAAGGCGACGCCAATGATTACGTCAAAGATGGCCACGATCTTCTAGCCTTACTTAATCCACCCATCGAAGGCTGGTTAGTACCGATTGACGAGTTCTGCGCCAAACCCGCCCCGATCTCATGGCTAGTTAAGCGTTGGGTGCAATCCAATGCCTTGGTGATGGTGCATGGCCCGTCAGGTGGCGGTAAAACCTTTGTTGTTTTAGATTGGTGCTTGCGCATGGCCAGCTCTGTCCCTGATTGGTGCGGCAATAAGGTCAAGGCCGGAAACGTGGTCTATTTAGCCGGTGAAGGTCACCATGGCTTGCGCGGTCGCGTAGCCGCTTGGAAACAGCACCACCAAGTAACCACCCCCATCAATATGTGGCTATCCAAGGACGGCTGTGATTTAAATACGCCAGCCGGTTATTTAAAGGTGGTGCAGCAAATCCGTGGCATTAAACAACCCACCGTCATTATTGTGGATACCTTGCACCGCTTTCTATCAGGGGACGAAAACAGCGCCCAAGACGCTAAGACGATGCTGGATTCGTGCAATAACCTGATGAACGAGTTCGATTGCTCGGTCATATTGGTGCATCACACCGGTGTATCGGAAGAAGCGCAGCACCGAGCCCGAGGCTCAAGTGCGTGGCGTGGAGCCTTAGATATTGAGATATCGGTGGTGCCTGGCACGGATACCACGCCAATGAAGCTGGTGCAAAGGAAGTCAAAAGACGCCGAAATGACCGAGCCGGTCTTCCTATCCCTGCAATCCGTGGCCATTACCGGCTGGAGGGACGAGGATGACCAGCCAGTAACCAGCGCGGTCGTCGTCGAATCATCGGCGCCAGTAAGAGATAAGAAGGACTCCAAGACCGACGGATTTAGGAAAATGTTTGAAAATGCGTGGTTTGATTCAGGCGCTGAAGTCATTAACGATCAGCCATACTTGTCTAGGTCGGCGCTGAAAGAGAAACTTGCCAAGGACGGCAACGCCGATCGAACGATCAGGAACATGATTAATCCGTCCTACACCGATAAATTGATCGGGTATTTGATGCAGTCAGGGATGATTCAAGCCAGCGAACATGGGTGGATTATGGTTAATGAATTGGAAACGAATGCACTGCTTTTGAGGAAGAATAGTTAGTATCTTAGCATTAGAAAAGTTGACCCTAAATGACCCTAGGGTCATGACCCTAGTCAGGGTCAAAAAGGGGCAAAAGATGGCAAAAGTTGACCCTCCCTGACCCCTAACCCTTAGGGTTAGGGTCAAGGGTCAATGCCAGCAGGGTCAGGGTTGGTTAAGTTTAAAGATTTTGTTTTGTTAGTTTTTTGGTATCTTTTTTTTATTAACATTTTATTACGAAAAAAATCATGGGAATTCATGGAATTGGTCGGCCAGCAAAACCGGACGTAAAGTATTTCCAGCGGCAGCTTGGGGCGACGGAAAGGCACACGTTGCTGGTGGCTGGTGATGGCGATCTGTCGGCTGGGTTTCTGGAAGTGATCGATGCTTACCGGCATTTCTATAAACTTGGTTTAAGGCCTGATATGGCGCTCGATGGAGTTACCCTAGTCCTACCCAAAGGAAGGAAGAAAAACGTCTCTAAGACCCCTTAGAATCGATTTAAACGCTACTGGTGGTGCAGGTTGTGCGCGGTGTTTTTTAAAGAAAGAAAAACAAACGCAAACGAACGCAAACGAACATAAACGAAAGCAAAGGAAAGGAAACGAACATTGGTGGTCGGAGGAAGCTCCCCCCGCCTCTTTCTTTATTCTTTTTTGGCCTCCCCCCTCTTTTTTTGCTACCAATTTTGTAACTAATGTTTTGAAAGTAGTAATCAAATTGCATCCCGCTATAGGTTTTGGCTAACGTAATGTTTGAATGTCGCATAAGGCGTTTTATGTCAAATGCGACCGTTAGGTTTTTCCTTGTGTGTGTGCGCTCACTCACTTTTTCCTGACTTTTTGATAGGGGGGGGAGGTCGGGGCTGAGAGAAAATTTTTGTTGTACCCTCCGCCACCCAAAAAAAGTGAAACTAGGAAAATCAATTTTGTTATAGTCCGAAAATATGAAAATACAAATTACCCAACGCAACGTAACGGATTTGATTCCTTACGCAAGAAACAGCCGAACTCACAGCGACGAGCAGGTGGCTCAAATAGCCGCCAGTATTAAAGAGTTCGGCTGGACTAATCCCATTCTGGTGGACGCCGACGGCAGCATCATTGCTGGCCACGGAAGGCTGCTAGCGGCCAGAAAGCTGGGGTATGACGAAGTGCCGACCATTGAGTTGGGGCATCTAACACCGGCGCAAAAAAAGGCTTACGTCATAGCTGACAACCAACTGGCGCTAAATGCTGGCTGGGATACTGAGCTATTGATGTTAGAGTTACAAGAATTGCAAGATTGCGACTTTGACCTAGACCTGCTGGGCTTTGACCCGAAAGAGCTAGACAAGTTATTGGAGCCGGAGCAGGTCGAAGGCTTGACCGATGAGGATGCGGTTCCCGACGCACCGGATGAGCCTAAGACCCGCTTGGGGGATATCTATCAGCTTGGCGGCCATCGGTTGATGTGTGGGGATAGCACGAGTATTGACGATGCTGAAAAACTAATGGGTGGATTATTGGCTGATTTAGTCTTTACTGACCCACCATACAATGTTGATTATTCAGGTAGGGGCGCAAACAATTTAGGCACTATCAAAAATGACAATATGTCAGACAACGATTTTGAGCAATTTTGTCGGGATGTATTTACAACATATAGCGCAATAATGAAACCTTTGGCGTGTATTTATGTATGTCATCCCGACAGTGCATCAGCGCCAAAAATTGCGTTTGAAAAAACTTTTGCAGAGCAATTTAAGAAATCTTCCACAATTATATGGATGAAGCAATCAGCAGGTATGGGATGGCAAGACTATAGAGCGCAACACGAGCCTATTCTTTACGGATGGAAAGAAGGTAAAGGCAGCCATTTTAATGCTGGGGATAGAACTAAAACATCTATATGGAAAATTGGTCGAGATGCTCAAAGCAGCTATGTTCATCCAACGCAAAAACCAGTTTGTCTGCCAGAAGAAGCAATTATGAATAGCAGTAAAGGCTCTGATTGCGTTGTTGATTTATTTGGCGGAAGCGGCTCCACCTTAATTGCTTGCGAAAAGACTGGCAGAATAAATAGAAGCATGGAACTAGACCCAAAATACTGCGACGTTATAGTCAAGCGCTGGGAAGACTTCACCGGAAAGAAGGCTGTTTTGGAGGGTCAGCATGAACTTGAAAACGCTTGATTACACGCCAACGCCGGAGCATAGGCGGTTAGTTGAATCGACCAGCGGCGTTGGTCTGCCTTACAACGAGATTGCGTCGTTGATTGGTATCGACGAAGAAGCGCTATTGCATCATTACTCGCATGAGATAGAGATAGGCCAAGCAAAGGCCAATGCGCAGATTGCAAAAACAATCTACAACAAGGCGCAGGAAGGTGATGCAACGTCGCTAAAGATTTGGTCGGATAACCAAGAAAAAATGAAGCGGGGGCGGGGTCGCCCCAAAGGGTCGTTTAAAACCCCAATGCATCATTTGGCTGAAAATATAACGCCAGGGTCAATTCAGAAAAGCGACAACCAGAAACTAAAAGAGTTGAAAAAAATCCTTTTAGATAACGCTGGGACGAATGTTGTAACAAAAGCAATAGAAATAGCGTTAAACGATAACCACCCATCGCAAGCCGCCATGATTAAGTTGTGCATGGATAGGATGCTGCCGGTATCGATGTTTGAGAAAGAGCGCAATGTGCGAAGCGCGGTCTCGATTACCATCACAGGCATTGGTGAGGTAAAGCATAGCGAGGAAACTATTATTGATGCAGACACGGACATGATTAATGAGCGACCTTAATTTTAAATTGCTTCCTTGGCAACAAGAGGTATTTGCTGATTCAACGCGATTTAAAGTGATTGCCGCAGGGCGGCGCTGTGGAAAATCTAGGCTGGCAGCTACGGCGTTATTGATTGAAGGGTTGAAGTGTCCTATTGGCTCGGCGGTGCTGTACGTCGCCCCCACTAACGGGCAAGCTCGCCAGATTATCTGGAACGTATTAATGGAGCTGGGGCGGGACATTATTTCTAACAGCCACATCAATAACCAAGACATCACTTTAATCAATGGAGCGGTCATCTACGTTCGGGGTGCCGACCGACCCGATACCTTGCGCGGTGTGTCCTTGACCTACGCCGTGCTGGACGAAGTGGCTGACATTAAGCCGGAAACGTGGGAGCAGGTTGTACGCGCATCCTTGTCCGACAAGAAGGGTCGCGCCATGTTCATTGGTACGCCCAAAGGAAGAAATTGGTTCTATGACTTGTACAACTTAGGCGACGTTGACAAAGACGATAAGAACTATGACGCCGATTGGAAGAGCTGGCACTTCACCACCAAAGACAACCCGCTAATTGACCCAGAAGAAATTGAGTCGGCCAAGAAGACGCTTTCCTCTTTTGCGTTTAAGCAGGAATACATGGCGTCGTTCTCCAACGCTGGCTCGGACATATTCAAGGAAGATTGGATCAAGTACGGCGAGGAGCCGACGCAAGGTAGTTACTTTGTGGCGGTGGACTTGGCCGGATTTGAAGAAGTGGCACGACAAGCAGCTAATTCTAAAAAGCGCCTAGATGAGTCAGCCATTGCGGTAGTCAAAGTGACTGACGAGGGCAAATGGTGGATTAAGAAGATAGAACATGGCCGGTGGGATATTCGGGAGACGGCGGCCAAGATACTGATGGCCATGCGCGACTACCGACCGCTGTCGATTGGAATTGAGCGCGGGGCGCTAAAAAACGCTGTTTTGCCGTATTTGAGTGACTTAATGCGCAAGAATAATGTATATTCGCACATAGTTGACCTAACGCACGGCAACCGGAAAAAGACTGACCGAATTATTTGGAGTCTCCAAGGGCGTTTTGAGCATGGCAGGATTGTGCTTAACTCAGACGAGGATTGGGATATATTCCTAGACCAGCTTCTCATGTTCCCTGCACAGGGGGTACACGATGATTTGCCTGACGCCTTGTCCTATATAGACCAATTGGCCGTGACATCCTATATGCAAGAGGATGAATCCGATGATTGGGAACCGGTGGACATTATTTCGGGTGTATAAATGGATCAAAATGAATTCGATCAACCCACAGAGAATGACAAAGAACTAGTCAGCTTCGTGGTGGAGCATTGCGATCGTTGGAGAACGTACCGCGATATTAACTTCCTCCCGCAATGGGAAGAATACGAGCGCATCTTCCGTGGCCAATGGGCCTCCGAAGACAAGACAAGAGAGTCAGAGCGCTCACGCATCGTCACCCCTGCAACACAGCAAGCCGTTGAAACTCGCCACGCTGAGATTATTGAGGCGATCTTTGGTTCTGGCGAATTCTTTGACATCAAAGACGATTTGCGCGATGTCAATGGCGACCCAATGGATGTCGAGTTCTTAAAGCTCCAGATGATGGAAGACTTTAAGCGCGACAAGTTGAGGAAACACGTCGATCAAGTGGTTCTGTTGGCTGAGATTTACGGCACCGGTATCGCCGAGATCACAACGTCAATGGAAAAGGAATTGGTTCCTGCGACCATGCCAATGCCAGGCCAAGAGCAAGCAGCGATTGGTACGGTTGAGAAGATGCGCGTATCGGTTAAGCCCATGCCGATCAACCCTAAGAATTTCCTATGGGATCCAAACGGCACGACCGTTGAGGATTGCATGGGTGTGGCCATCGAGAAGTACGTATCGATCCACAAGGTGGTGCGTGGTATCGAGCGCGGTATCTACCGCAAGGTCAACATCACCCCGACATACGAAGACACCGACTTAGAGCCAACCCAAGAGATTAGCCAGTATCAAGATGAAAAAGTCTTACTGCTAACTTACTACGGTCTGGTGCCAAGAGAGTACCTGCAAAAGATTGAAGACGAAGACATCGTCGAGCTGTTCCCTGACGATTCAGCGGCTGAAGACTATCAAGACATGGTCGAAGCGATCATCGTGATTGCGAACGACGGCCTATTATTGAAGGCTGAAGAAAGTCCGTACATGATGAAGGATCGTCCTGTACTGACCTATCAGGCCGACACGGTGCCCAATAGATTGCCAGGCCGTGGGACGATCGAAAAAGCCTACAACATGCAGAAGTCCATTGATGCGCAAGTGCGCACTCACTTGGACTCACTGGCACTGACCGCCTCACCTATGATGGCGGTTGATGCTACCCGCTTGCCGAGGGGTGCGAAGCTGACAATCATGCCAGGCAAAGCAATCTACACCAACGGCAACCCGAATGAGATTTTGTATCCGTTCAAGTTTGGCCAAACAGATGGTTCTAGCATCACAACAGCCGAGAAATTCCAGCAAATGCTGCTGCAAGCGACCGGCACGTTAGATTCTAACGGCATGGTGTCAGCGGTGGGGCGCGATGCGGCTGGTACGGGCATGTCGATGGCGGTGGCCTCGATTATCAAGAAGTACAAGCGCACACTGGTGAATTTCCAAGAAGACTTTTTGATTCCGTTCATCAATAAAGCAGCGTACCGCTTTATGCAGTTCGATCCAGAGCGCTATCCGTCGGTCGATATGGTCTTCATTCCGACAGCAACGCTAGGTATTATTGCGCGTGAGTACGAACAGGCTCAATTTATCAGTTTGTTGCAGACCCTTGGCCCTGATACGCCGGTCTTGCCGATCATATTGAAAGGCATTGTCGCCAATAGTTCGCTCTCTAACCGTGCTGAACTGATGGCGCGCTTGGATTCAATGGGTCAAGTTGATCCTGAAGCCCAGCAAAAGCAGATGGTTCAAGAACAGTTGGCCTTGCAAGCAGCACAAGCGCAGATTGCAGTCAATACGACTCAAGCCGAGCAAAATCGTGCTGAAGCAACCAAGATTATGATCGACACCAAGCTGAAACCTTTGGAAGTACAAGCCAAAATTCAGCAAGGATTGACGGCTAACCTGCCCAATCAGGCTGACATGGCCTCCAGAGAGTTTGACAAGCGCGTCAAGGTCGCTGAATTGATGCTGAAAGAAGCCGACATCAAGAATAAGTCCAAGATTGTCGAGCTGCAAATGTCAAAAGCCAAGGATAATGTCGTCGGCGCTGAAAATGACTTCCTTGAAGAACTGCAAAAGGGAATGCAATAATGGATATTGACAAGCTATTCGACGTAGATCAGGTTCCCGACAGTCTTTTTGACTCTGTAAACAATACGGTGTCAGAAGCTCGGGCAATGCAGAAGAAAAAAGCCGCAGAAAACGCACAAGCGGTCATTCAAGCACTTCAGAAAATGAAGGGCGACCTAGAAGGCAAGTACGACAGCGTTTATTCGATGCTGGAGTCCCGCATTGCCAACATTCAAGACGGTCGCGATGGTATTGACGGACGTGATGGGGTTAACGGTCGTGACGGTAAGAATGGCAAAGACGGTCTAGCTGGCCGTGATGGCCGCGATGGTGTGGATGGTATCAATGGTTTGGACGGTGCTGACGGTATATCAATTGCTGATATACGTCTGGACTTCGACAACAGCCTAGTCATCACCTTATCCAATGGCCGTGAGATCAATGCGGGTGAAATACTACCGCCGGACATTACTGATCGCCTAAAAATCATCATCAACCAAGGCGCAAGCGGTGCTGGTGGGGGTGGGGCAAGTCTGCCAGACCAAACAGGCAACAGCGGCAAGTTCTTAACCACCGACGGCACAGATGCGTCGTGGGGCACTCCTGCTGGCTCTGGTGATGTGGTTGGCCCAGCATCTTCAGTTGATTCTGAACTTGTACTGTTTAATAGCACTACTGGCAAACTAATTAAACGTGCAACGCTAACCGGCCTTGTTAAAGCAACGTCTGGCGTAGCAAGTGCTGCAACGGCTGGCACTGATTTTGTTGCGCCAGGTGGCGCTTTAGGTACGCCAAGCAGCGGTACATTAACTAACGCAACTGGTTTGCCTTTATCTACCGGTGTGACAGGTACTTTGCCAGTGGTTAATGGCGGTACAGGTCAAACGACATTTACCGATGGCCAACTGTTAATTGGTAACTCCACCGGCAACACGCTAACCAAAGCAACGCTAACGGCTGGCACAAACATATCGATTACAAATGCTGCCGGAGCTATTACAATTGCGGCATCGGGCGGTGGTTCTTCTAATATTTTGGAAAACGATCAGATAATCGCCTCCAATTACACTATATCATCGGCCAAAAACGGCCTATCAGTTGGCCCTGTTACTGTAAATACTGGGATAGCGGTAACGGTGGGTACTGGTCAAAAATGGTTAGTTCTTAATTAAGGAATCAACATGAGTAATTTAAAAATTCAAGGAAATGCGAGCGGAACAGGAACCACCACTCTGCAATCTGGAAACACTAACAGCAATCTGACGCTTGCACTTCCGATCGCTGACGGAACAGCCAACCAGGCACTGGTTACAGACGGTGCGGGGGTTTTGTCGTTTGCCTCTACCGGCTCTGGTGATGTTGTCGGCCCATCTTCTTCGGTTGATTCTGAGTTGGCGCTCTTTGATAGCACGACCGGTAAACTAATCAAACGTGCGTCACTGACAGGTTTAGTTAAAGCGACATCAGGCGTGGCGTCTGCCGCTACATCTGGTACAGACTATCTAGCACCGCCAAGTGGTACGGCAATATTAAAAGCTAATAGTGGTGGCGCATTAGCAAATGCCACGGCTGGAACAGATTATGTTGCACCTAGTGGCGCATTAGGCACACCAAGTTCAGGCACATTAACTAACTGTACGGTTGATGGCACTAACCCTATTGGCTACCGTGATTTACCTGCGGTTGGTACTAAGACAAGCTCTTACACGTTAGCTGTAGGTGACGTAGGCAAGTATGTACAAGTAGGTACAAGTGGCTCTATAACGATACCTGATGCGACATTTGCTGAAGGTGACGCAATCTCTATCTTCAACAATACGAGTGGCAACATTACGATTACCTGCACAATTACTACAGCTTACATTGCTGGTACTGATGCTGATAAGGCTACGGTAACTCTGGCAACTCGCGGCATTGCTACGGTGTTGTTTATTAGCGGAACGGTCTGTGCTATTACAGGAAACGTGTCATGAGTGGCATTATGAATATGCTGGTGGCTGCCAAGACTACGGTAGCAGCGGCAGTCGATGCGTTCTTTAATCTGACTACGTTACTGCTTAACACTAGCAGCACTAACGGAGCGCAGAACAATACGTTCTTAGACTCTAGCACTAACAACTTCACTATTACTAGAAATGGTAATACGACTCAGGGTACGTTTACGCCGTTCAGTCAGACAGGGTGGGGTACGCATTTTACCGGTACATCAGGGACAAGACTAACCTACCCCGGAAGTGCAAGTACGTATGTATCAGGCACAGGTGACTTTACTATTGAGATGTGGATAAACATTGATCCTGCATCGGCTGGTCATTCTCGCATCTTAATTGAAGGCGATGTAAGCAATGGTATTCAATTTCGTCTTGGTCCAAGTAATACAACTAACATTAACGGCTTGAGCGTATCTCGTGTGTTTAATGCAGACAATGAATATTGTAGTTACACATTTGAATTTAATACGTGGTATCACGTAGCAGTTGTAAGGGCTAGTGCTGTTTACTATTTCTTTGTAAATGGTGTGCAGCAAACAACGCAAGGATCAGGTACTAGCACATATTCATTTGCAACTGCAGCTCTTGTTTCTATTGGGGATAATAATTCATATCCCAACGATGAAATATATAAAGGGTACATATCCAACATACGTGTTTCTAGTGTGGGTAGGTACACATCAAACTTTACGCCAAGCACAACGCCTTTAACAGCATTGTCTAACACTCAGTTTTTGTCTTTGCAAAATAATAGGTGGATTGATAACAGCACCAATGCATCAGCAATTAGTGTTGTTGGTAGCAGCGGCACACCATCCATCCAAGCATTCAGTCCATTTTTACCTACTGCTGCATACGATGCTGCGGTAGTAGGTGGTAGTGGGTATTTTGATGGTACTGGTGATTATTTAAACAGCACAATTACTGCTGTTAGTGATTTTACAGTTGAGTGTTGGGCATACTTTACAACAGCCGCAAGTAAAACAATTTTAACTATAGGTGATGGCTCTGCAACTTCAGGATTTGAACTATATACAAATAGTGCAAGTTACATTGTTATGGGCAATGCTACTGGAAGCGTTTCAACAAATCCAACTACGCTAAAAGCAAATCAATGGTATCACTTTGCAGCTACTAGGTCTGGAAGTACGATAACTGCTTATGTGAATGGCGTATCTATTGGTACTGCAAACATGGGTAGTACAACACTTGCTACGACAATTCGTGTTGGCGTGGAGTTTTATAGCTCAACTTTGGCGCAATACTTTACTGGGTATATTG